GATATCTGAAACAAGGAAAAGACTTTTGACTCCGCCTCGAAAGTTAAGGGGAGCCTCTACCTCCGTGCCGCACCCTGAACATTCATTTTTTAAATTTGCATTAACTGTCTTTTGCATTTTATCAACAAACCAGTCAACAACTGAAATTTTGTCTAATGACCATGCATAAGAATCTTGAAGAGTTTTATGATAAGAAGCTGAATTTAACAGTCTCCAGTCAGGGAAAACAAACGGCGCCCATCTTAAAAAGGCTTTGTCGTAATCTTCTTTAGTCTGAGCTTTTTCTCTTAAGTATGTTTTAATAAAAGACATCGTACCTAAAGTAGGTAAATAAAGTTTTATTTCTTCTCCGTTTTGTAGTCTCAAATGGAAACAACGTTCTTCTTCAGAAAATCTAGGTTGTAATTCATCAGCTGGAGTATAATAAGATAACATTTCTTTTACGATAGGACGTGTATCTTGTTTACCACAATTTTTACAGTCAAAAGAAACATTTAATGCATTCTCTCCTTTTTTGAATGTATATTCTCTAATAGCAAAAACGATGAAAAATCTATCAATCTCTTTAAGATCTTTAAAATTTCCCATTTGTCTAGGAAATCTTATTTTACAACATTTATCTACTATTCTATTTAAAGCATCATCTAAGCTTAATAAATCCTCTTCATCTATAGTAGACCAGTGACGAATCTCTGCAGCCATAGCAGCTCTAATAGTTATTTCGGTTCCGTCTGGGTAAAAAATACCTTGAGAAGGCAGCGAATCTAGTTTAACTCTAATCCAACCGATATCTTCTATAACTGTTTTCTCTTCTTCGAAAAGATGAACTTTTCCAAGACTTTTTCTTTCAGATTCTTCAGATTCTTCAGGAATTACACTTAGATTTTTTTCTCTCTCTTCGATTAAGCGTCTAGCCTCATCTTGAAAGTCATTCTGATTTTGATCCATTTTTTGTAAGTTTTTTTATTTATCTCTCTCTTTTTAGACTACTGCGAGATAATTATTTTAGATAGTCTTTAAAAGGGTTCTGATAAACAGAAAAGGAGCTCTGAATAGAGCTCCTTTTCGGTAAAAAATTTATAAAAATTATGCAGTAGTATCGTTCCAGTAATCTGCTCTGAACGTGAAACCTGATATTGTATACTTATCCGTTGATGCGTAGTCAAATTCGATAGCGTTGATATTAGTTGTTGGCCATACTACATCAAAAGTGTATCTTCTGAACACATCACCTACACGTGTATAAGCTTCTAAAACCATAGGTCCACCAGCGTAATCTTTCTTCAAACTCATAGCACCTGTCAATGGGTCGAATATTCTGTTACACCAAGCTTTTAAACCTTTATACATATACATAGAGTTGGCATCGTCTAAGTTGACCTCAAAATCTATCGTGATGTCCACAAAAGTTTGATCTAGCTTAGAGTTTGCGTAAGATCTTGTCCACCCTTTGTAAGTTTGTTGCACGCCTGCAGGAGGAGTTTTATCTACATCAAGACCACCAACTTTGATAACTTGTTCCATTAACAATGGAGTAGTCCAGTTTGGAAGACCTTTAGGAGGTTGAATAGTAATCTCAAACAAGTTAAGGTAAACCGGTTCGTACTTCTCCATAGAAGCCTTTGAATTTTTGTAATGTGGTAACTTTGCCATACTATTAAAGTTTTTTATCTTTTTTATTTATCTTTTCAAAAGTTAGTTTTTACTAGATTATGCTATAGTAAATCCTCCTGACGCAATTCCTCCAGTTTTAAGAACAGTTACTCTGTTGATAAATTTCTGTGCTCCTCTTGCAGGTTCTATACCAATGTCTAGGATAGCGAAATTTTGATCGATAATATCTGGAGTGTTATTAGATTCATCCATGNNNNGTAGCAAACTCGTAAATTCCTCCACCTGATCTTACTCCATCTAAGTAAGCATCTACAATTGATTTATTGTGCAATCTTGTAGAAGCATCGTTGAATTCGAATAAGAAATTAGCTAATACATCTTCTACAGCTTCTTCTACAGTGATTAACAAATCTCTAACGTGTAAATTATTGAATGCTGAAGGAGTTTTCTGGTATGCAGATTGATTACCATGAATCATGAATCCAATTCCTCTTCTGAATACTATCGGGTTCCAACCCATCGGCTCTAAATAATCTCTATCTTTATCAGAGAAATCATATTCTAAACCTACAAGTTTAGGATTTGAAAGAACACCTCGTCTTGGACCTGCTACAATTGAATAAGGTTGTCCGTTGATAAATTTACGGATAAAATTATTTGAAACATCTGCAGCCGGTGGAATACTGAAATTCTTGTTGTTTTCTCTGATCACTAAGAATGGTGCAAAGAAACCTGAGAATTTTGCTCCGTTATCTTCATCAGGTAAAGAATACGTGAATGAAGGTCCAAGTGTTAAGTTACCTCCGTCTGCAATGTATTGAGTCTTAAGTAACGGTTTTGGATCAGTTTGAGATGGTAATTCAGTAAATCTAGGATCAGTGCTTGCCACAAATTGCGAAATTGATGGAGCATTCATGATAGCTAAACATTTCTGTCTTTTCTTAGCAAGTTTAGTTACAATATTTTTTGGATAAGATTGCGTATTCAATCCACCGTTGAAAGTATCTATAATGTATCTAAAAGCTATAATATGTCTACTTGATAAAGCTTCAGGTAAGTTTGAATTAGCTTCATCTAACATACCTAAGATTTTTGCTAGTTGAGAATTTGAACCGTTAGGTAAATGATAGCTAGTAATTTTAAATCCTGGTAAGTAAGTAGGTTGATATCCAGGTGTAGCTTGGTCAACAGATTTATATCTAATGATATCAGATCCATAATTAGCTAGCCTCTGGTTAACATTTATTTCATAGTATCCACTATAAGTACCTGAAGAAATTTTCTTCTTACTTATAACTCTAGTTAAAATATAATCAGATATATTTCCTGAATTTAATGGATCAGCTACTAAATATTGTCCAACTTGTATTTTACTTTCATCTATAGCTGATACATAACAAGTAGTTCTTGTAGTGTTAAAACCTGTTGCAGTAACAGTAGATGCATAATCTCCAACTAAAGAGTAAATTCTTAAATCAGAACCTGTAGAAGATCCTGAAGAATCTTTAATATCAGCAAATGTCCAGCTTCCAGTGTATCCAATAGTTAAAGAAGGATCGATGTAAGCTTTGATAGTAACAGTTTTAACTGCATCAGTGTCAAATCCAAAAGATGCTGATAAATAAAGAGGAGTAGGTCCTGCTATATAAGCTATATCAGAATCAGATAAAATACCGGTATTGAAGTCTACATAAGCTGGAGAGAATTCATATCCTGTATAATAGCTTTGTTGTCCTGATACTACTACATGTTTAAATACGTCAGGTTGTTTAACAACTTTGAATGTTGTAATAGTACTATTGGTATCTATTACATCAAATAAAGATCCTTCATTACCTGAAGTAGCCTCCCAGTAAACTTTAAAGAATGTGTTAATGTATCCAATATTAGTAGCTCCTTCGAATTCAGCATTTGTTGTATCTACTGTAATCTCCGTATCAGATCCTGATGCTGCAACTGATACTACTCTAAAGTAATATCTTAAACCAGTATTTTCTGCAAGAATCCAGTTTCCAGGATTAAGATCTCCAAGAGCTCCTGCACCACTAACTACTATAGTCGAACTAGTTTTTGAAATTACCTGAGCATTTTTTCCGGCAGTAGTCCCTTCAGTCTGTTTATCAGGATGTGAAATTGCTAACTTTAATCTAATATCAGATCCTACTGTAACTTCATTGACAGAAGTTATCGTAGCTAATTTTGTACCTGAAACACCTTCAAATGCTAAAGATGATCCAGATTTAAGAGAAGATAATTCGGCGTATTGTGTTGCGCTGAAAAATTCTTTTCTTAATACTAAGATATTATTGAATTTACCTTCATTACCTGTACCATAGTAACTTGTAAGATAAGCAGCCTTAGATGGTACGTTTCTATAGTAACCATTAGTAGCAGGCAAATAACCAGCTCCTGCTGGTAAATTTGTTGTAGCAGCAGTACCTAAATCGTATTGATAAGTATTATTAGTTAGAGTATGAGTTGATACTCCAGTAAAATCTTCATATTCTTTAGAAGTAAAGTTATAAGAAAGGAAATTAATAGAACTATTAGTTGAATTAATTAATGAGTGACCTATCATATCTACTCTACCCGATATTGCAGTACTAGTAGCATCATAATCATTTAATGCATCTCTATTAAGAGCACAGAAAAGACCTGTAGTAGCTATAGCTGAGTTTATGATAGTATCTATACTATAGTTTACTCCATTGTTATCTACTAAATCGGGAATGATAGATCCTTGAAAAGATCCAAGTCTTGTAATTTGCGCGTTGTTCAAGAAATCATTCAATTTAGATTTGATAATTCCTCTAGTATCAAAATACTGTGAAAAGCTAGGATCTGCGCTTAATGTAGAAAAATCTGTCCAGTTTCCTCCTACTATATCA